AGAGGCCGCACTGCCGAAGCGTGAGTTCCTGTTTGCAGAGGAGAAAAAGCGTGTAGCCCCACTGTTCCGTGTGCTTGGCGGTATCAACCTCGCCACTGTAGATGACGAGTATGGAGAATACATTGGTCAGTTTGGCTACACCGACTTTGAACTTGGTAGTAAGTCAAAGGTGCCTAGCATCCGTAGGTTTGAGAATCAGGTAGTACGTGACGCATTGCCGGGTATCGTAGACCGTGCGAGACGATACGAGGATACACTGCGTAGCCAGTACGCTATGGCAAATGATGCTGTAAAGGAAGAGTTTACGGAAGAGAAGTTTGTGTCGAGCCGTATTCGTGCCATGATTAAGAAGCAAATACAGACTGTGCGCACAAAGATATCGAAGGGCAAGGTGCTTACTGCTGATGCACCGCTGTATGCAGAGTCCATGCTCAAGTATCGCAGACTGTCGAAGGAAACACGTACCGCTGCAGGTGTTAGGTTCGTACAGCAGTATAACAGAGAGCCTGACCCAACTAATCAGGCCGACATTATGCGCCTAGTAAAGATAGGCAAGGCATATGACAGAGCATTGAAATAGAAAAGGGGGCCGTAAAGCCCCCTCTTTTACATGTATTCCAATATTCCCACCGCAAGGATGGCAGCGGAGATAGCATTCAGCACGATGATTGACCTGTCGTGCCACATGAATCCTACCCATGCCCACAATCCCATTCCAATGATACCGAATACCATATCAAGGAGATGTGAGTAGTCCGCTGCTCGTATCACGATTGCTGCTAGTATAAAGAAGCTGGCAGTCCATTTGACGTACCACGTGACATCTTTGTACGGCGTTACTTTATTGATGGTCTTCACGTCAGAACCTGCCTAGCCATCGTGCTATGTGTGATACAAACGGTAGCAAGGTAGCTGCCATAAACAAGTTCACACCTGTATGTGCCATTGCGATACGCAACGTATCTCCTTTAGGCAGACCGTCTGACACAAACAAACCTGCCAGCCAGATTGTTCCTGTTGTGCCTATGTTTGCTCCTAACACTGCGGCAATGGCTGCTGGTAAAGGCAAGGCACCAGAGGCAACCAGCGCAATGATGGCTGTAGTAGACAGGCTGGACGATTGCCACAGC